CTTCCACGGGTTAGGTTTTAAAGCTAGGACCAGGGACCAAACTAAAGACCCAACATCCCTGGTGGAACTCCTCACCAATGGTACGATAAGCCCCCAGTGGTGTGAGGGCAATCTCGACAATTGTTATTCTCCCGACACTGAGGTCGGGGGTCTTCGCCACATGTGCGTCGATCCTGATCGGAGTCCGAGACGCATATGACAGATGAAGACTTGTCAGAGGTAGCTTTCATGGTCGCAAGGACCTGCCTGAGGTTGTCCTCAAGGCTGCGCATCTTCCTCTGCATGGAAGCCATGGAGAGAGTGCTGTTAGTGACTAACGGCGGACTAGTTACAAAAGTAAAGTCTGCTTCACTCGGGGCCACGTTCAGCGTTCCAAAGGTGACTCGTGGCGTAGGCCCCGTGACGACCCACGCGACATGATAGACCTCGTTAGTAGAAGCTATCAAATCGAGCGAGCCGCCAACAGCGGTCATATCGTTGAGAGTCACGATGGTCTGCAATCCTGCACTAGCGGAAGGCGTAGTGAGGTGAAAGTAGGCCCAAATGATGGTGTTGACCGGCAGTCCAGTGAAAGTGAACGGGCTGGAGCCTGAACTCGGAGAGTATTCGAAGAAGTTGTTCATGAGATTGCCGGACCAGGATGTGGCTGGCACAGGCTGCTGCGACCCAAGAGGAGTGGCAGCAGCGGTGCTGACCGCTGTCCCGGCAAAGAATTTCGGATTGATATCCGATTGCAAGGTAGGCAGGAAGAAGGCACACTCATATTCAATATAAATGTTGCCGACCGCTAGGCTAGCGCCCAAGGAGGATGCGGCCATCAGGTAGAACACCGCTTGGATGTTCAATCTCGGATCCTCGCCGCCTGGTGATGTATACAAGGTGGTGTACTCGTCAGGCGTCTTAAACTCCCAGTTCATCTCCTCCCAAATCTGGCAAGAGATGCCGTTGTGAGCGGCAGCTTTTGCTAAATTGGTCGGATCACTAGGACTATAGACGATAGACGGGTCAGGATCGAAGAAACCCATCAATTGGCCAGCCTCCATTGCGCTTTGCGTAGGGGCGAACTTCATGACTATCTTCTCGAATTCGAACCTCTCGTAGAGTGGAGCTTGTTGAGCCAAGCGCGTCGCTACAAAGGCTGCGGGTGTCACATTAACAGAGCACAAGATGTCGCCCGAAAGCTGCCCCGCTGAGTTGGTGGTTACGGAACACACCAAGTCAGACCCGCAGAGGATGTCTGCTTTTTCCCCCCGCTTCGTTCGGCCCGAACGCCAAGTTGGCATACGAACCAAAGGATTGCGGGAAGCTTTGGCTAGACCTACCCACCCGCCGGCGTTTCTAGTCCCGAATTCTAATCCACCCAACTTTCCAATTGGGGTTTCGAGATTCTTGAGACTGAGATTGAAACGCGGGTCTTTAGCTGAACGAGCTTCAGCTGAGCGGGCACTACGTCCCTTGCGGGCACGGGCCTTCTTCTTTTTCGGCTTAGACGGTTGTTGATTGTTGTTGCTCATTGGCAGTGATTATTCGAAATGCACACAGCAATAAAGATACGAAGTATGTTATTGCGAGGAGCTCCCTTTCGCTGGACCCTAGAGTCCCTCCCCGGTCACCACCCTTTACGCCGGGGCCACGCCTTGGAACTTAGCCATAGTCAACTCTTGCGAGGCGTGAGGCAAGAGGATGCGCCAGGAATGTGAAAACCGGCGCTTTGGCTATCAACCGCTCAAATTCCTGAAAAATTTCAGGTTCGACGTCATAATGAGCGGCGATGTAAGACAGGTCCGTAACCTTCGCTTCCCGGGCGGAAAACGAAGCCTCAACCCCGTAAAAAAGTGGCCGCATGCGGGCGCGCGGGCGGCGGGGGAGGGCGCTAAATTGCATTCCTCGTGCAACCATAGCGCGTAAACAAGGGACCTGAAGGAAGGCGCTGTAACCAACAGAAACGTCATTGATGAAGGCTTCAGCGGCTGCCTTAAGATTCCGCGTGCAGTAAAGAGTTCGGGGGTCGACGAGCGACTTCCCGAATTTTAAAACACGAGATGGCAGAGGGCCCCAAACAGGACCGGAGATCGTAGGATACCAGATGCCCTTCAAAAAGGTCGCCCGGTATGGAGTGGTATGCATGCGCATTTTCATGTCCAAGCCTAGTCGAGCAAAGGCGGCTTGGAGGTTGACGATCGACCATGGCGTGTCCCTGAGAGTGGCAACAACATCGCCCCAGGCTGAACCCATGACCCATGAGTTGCCGAAGCTAGTGTCGCCACCCCCGGTATCACGAAATGGCCGGGCGTGCCTCTTCACTTTGACTTTGTTCAGTCCGTCTCTGGACTCCGCTACATAAGTGGCCGAAGCCACTTTAAGTAG